GAGCAGATTGAGCAATTTTAATAGGTCTTGAAAGATGTTCTCCAGACCATTTCTTTGCTTGTCCGAGAATCCTGAAGGAGATAAAGTTATCTGAAAGTACATGATCAACCACTGAAGGAATGATTACATCTTGCGTTATTGTGGTGACTCTGTTTGAAAAAACCATATTTTAAAATAAAAAAACCCGCTGTGCTGCGGGTAATTCCCTTATGCTGTCATTATAAAACTTTCTACACCACCGTGTCAAGTGGTCACTTTTTCTTATTCTTTTTAGCCCTTGCCGCCATTACTTTATCGGCATTGCTTTTACCCGCTGCCGACATAGCAATTGCGATAATTTGGTTTCTTGACCGTTTCTTCTTTTTGCCCTTATTGGCGTGATAAAGTTCACTTATATTAGCGGAAACATTTTTGGTTAATGGCATATTATTTATAATAACTTATTCTAATTCTCTTAGCGTGTAAGAACCATTTGGTAAACGAAATTAACCTACTTTCTAAAGCTCTTCGTAAACCAAATTCTTTAATTTCCCAAATAAAAGTTTTCATATTATTACTGAACAGGTGGTTGAGCAACTGGTTGTTCACCTGTCGGTTGCTGTCCCCCTCCAAATAACTTACTGAAAAAGTTCGGTTTTGACGGTTCCTTCATTTGACCTTTAGTTGCATCCATCGTTCCGCGAATATGGGTAAGTATCAAATTTTTAACTTCTGGATCCAGTTCCGTAAATTTCGGTGACTTTATAAACTCATTAAAGTACGCAATGTATTCCTTGGTCGCATCTTGTTTCGGAGGAACATTCTCCCCTGCCATTATCTTTTGAATTACCGCCATTGCATCTTGATCGCCACCTGGTTGTCCCATTTGAAGAATCTCACTGATATATTTGGCAGGATCTAATAGATAGTATACCAACCTCTTTGCAAATTCCCTCGGTCTTTCAAGGTGCCACTTCTCAGCAAATGTAAGTGGATCAATCTTATTTGCTTTAACGAGGTCAATTGCATCATTTCTGTCCGACAATTTATCCTCAGATGCAATAGATCCCGCCCTTACCCTGATTTGAATACCATCTTCTATTTTATCCGATGAAAAATTAACAAAGACTCTTCTTCCATCTTCTCCCGTATATTTTCTGATGTGAGTTTCTGTTGCAAAAACCTTGTAAAGTTGAGTAAGAAGCAGTTCTTCCTATGTCTGATCTTTGCGATAACACTTCCTGTCCCAATGTCGGACTTTCAGTCTTTTCCCCGCGGAGTGGTGCGTGAGTTCCGAAGATATTATCAATTTCTGTTCTTGCATCGTATTTGTCCTCCAGAACATAACGAGGTAGATCTGGTGCGGGGAATCTTGCAAAAGCCTGTCGGACATCTCCCTTGACAAGAATGTTCTGTTTCGGATTTCCCACATACTTTTGAGCATCCGAGGCGTTAATCATCATCGTGTTAAAAACCCTGGTTGATGCCGCCTGATCCGCATTGTCAACAATCTGCCTACCCCGTTTCTCCAAAACATCCTGTAGCGTTGCCGCCTGTTCCGTTAAAGAGGAATCATCCATAACCCACCGACCGAGTTGCAGGAAATTGAAAAGGACATAGGGTTTTTTCGGAGAGTCAAAAAAGTTTGTCTTTTTCTCGGAAGTCTCATAATTATAGTATGGGTTTAATCCATAACCCAAAACAACTGGTTTATATACCCACGCGACACCTTCCGATTTCTGCCCGTCTTTGTCCATAAAAGTAAACCAAACTTCATGGTAATCAAGTCTTGTTTGAAGAATGGGAACTTTTCCTTCCGCCCCCGCAACCTGTTTATAAAGTTCGTCTTTCTTTTCGGGGAACATATAACCCAATTCTTCCAAAGTGGTATTTAACGATTCAGCGATTAAAGGAATGTTTTCCTTGTCGTGGGCTTCCGCATCTATAACCAATCTGTGCGGTCTGATGTAGTTAATCCAAACATCACCGTAAAACCCTCCGTCTGGTTTTCTTACCCCGCCCTGTTTATTCCAGGCAATTTTCATTGCACCAGTTCTGTACCCTATTAATAGATGTCTCGCCACCATCTGCAGTTTTGCCTTAATGAAATTATCCTCCGCAACGGCAAACAACATCTTTTCATATTGATGTGCCAATTCCCGCGATGCTTCCGTATTCTGCCCTTCCATTACTTCGGGGTACGGGATACGACCTACAACATTTGCCGAAAGCGTTTCAACGGAAACGAAAATCCTATTATCACGGTATGGAGTTTGAAAATCATAAAGCGATGTCCCGCCCACCTCAAGATTCTTGTTGAGCCAACGCTTTTCATTATTTTCCCTGACATTTGAAAGATCAAGTTTGTCATTCCAATAAGTAATTCCGTCACTAATTCTGTTACCGATTACACTTTTAACTTTTTCTTCATCTAAATAAGGATTAAGCGTTTCCCGTAATGAAGAGATGCCTTCTGGAAACTCTGAGGGACTTCCGATGCCCGATATGTTTGGAATTTCTGACATGATTAATTATACTACTTCGTACCTTTTATTATAAGAATAGGCGTAAGACATAAATATTTTAAGTCTACCATCTTCTTCCATATGACATCTTCTGCAAATATATTTCCAATCAGATAAATTTCTTTTATACTCCTGACTTATATTAGCCAAATCAATAGATTTTCTACTTTGACACTTCTCACATAATTCTGGTTTAAATTTCCTTCTTTTAATCCAATCATGGATAGCACTTTTACTAACTTTATTGCCTTTCCACATAGGATTAAGTTTACCGTTTTTAAATCCTATACTTGGAACTCCCTTTTTAATCCACCAGGCAGACTGTTTAGATAATGCAACCTTAGCACACTTTTGAGAACAATACTTTCCACCACCTCTTTTTAAATAACATTTTTGGGTTAAAAATCTCTTACTGCAAATACTACAAATCTTTGCTATCATATGTACCATTATACTATACGATATATAATTTTGCAACGGGGGCACATTGAGTCTATACTATTTGTTTCTTTAGGTTTTGCCAATCCATAAACAAGGGAATCCACTTCTTTATTAGTATATTGAAAACAAACCCAGCCACACTCTAAACAGCGAAAATTTCTAACCTCTTCTGTTATTATTGGACTTAAAAAAACGCAAACGAAGCGGTTTTTTCCTTCACGAACCACAGGTTCTTGAATATAGTTCGCTGGTAGTATGTAAATTTTCATATTCCCTTCCAATTTTGTTTTCTCGCACTAACCCTTTCTGCAACCTCTTTAAGATTGAGGGCAGGTGTAGTAGAGTTGGGTTGGACAAATGGATGTCTATCAATGGTAGAACCTTGTCCAGCAGTGTCGACAATGCTACCCTGCCCAAGGGTTTGCTCTAACGCAACCCTATATAAAACAGTAGCATGAAAGAAGTGGTCAGGTCTACCCTCAATTGTTTGCCACTCTGGTTTTGGGATACCCTGGGGCGACATACTGATCATACGAAAGACATTGAGACAGTGTGTTATATATTCCTCAAGGTCATACTGCGTTAAATTGAAAAGAATATCTTTTGCATTTATCTCCGCAACGACTGAGTCAATCATTTTCGTTCTATCCGACTTGACAACCCTATCTTCCCATCGTATAACCCCCGCCTTTTTCTTGTCCTGCTGGTAGTAATGAACGAACACTTTTCCTGGATATTCATCCGCCAATGATGCGGGTGTAACGGGGTAGGGCAATGAGTCAATCACCATCACCGCATCATATAAATTCCTGATTTCCTCAAGCTCCTGCCAACTTTCTGTTTTGCCTATTCTGAAAATGCCGTAGCGGTTCCCTATTACATAGTGTTTAACCACTCCGTTATCAACCCCTATCGCTACATCCGTTTTCGGATTTTCTCCTGGCGACAAACATTTAATAATTGACTCCCTTGACAAAGAAGTGTCTTTTGAAATGTACGGTTCCCCTAGTGTAAAGTTATGAAACACTTCAAGGTCTCCTTCCGAATCCTCAATTATCTTATCAACCGAAATCCATGGGACAAACATCTGACTCATCCAGTAACCAGAGATCTCTCTGTTGGGAAATTTCTGCACCCATCTCCCACCCGTCAAATCGTCTGGATCCAAGTTTCCTTTGCATTTTGCACAAATTCTCATTTTACTTTCAAAATTAATGTTGTCGGGAAATTTCAGATAATCATCGTTTCCGCAGTGATGGCATTTTATAAACCAGTGTTTCTGATCCGACTTCTGCCACCAGACATCCACTCCGTAACCAGGAATTGAAGGATTACTAAACTGCCATTCCCAACCCAACTCTGGTCTTTCCCGTTTCGCATCATCAAGTCGTGTCTGGTAAGTCCGCAAGACTTTTTGATTAGACCTGTCAAACTCATCGTTAATCAGAATATGTGCTGAAATTGAAATCGCTTCAGTCTGCTCATACGAACCTCTATAATAGATAAAACGGTTTCCTATCTTCTTTATATTAATAGAGTCGTAGGTAACGGAGTCGGAAATCGCCCTGTTGTGTTCAATCAAAGGATTGACCTTCGGGATGACAAATTCCTTACTGATATTTCTGGAAGGAAAAGTGTGGATGATATTTGCCCCCGCATATTTTGCCAAATGAAAACCCCGCAAAATTGCCAAGGTCGACCATCCGATCTGCGAACATTTCTTGATTACCTGACGGGGCGAATTGTCGTCAAAAGGATCTATTAAAAACGAATGGTCTTTAAATTCAATAGGGGTGCCATTTTCGTTCTTAATCTGGTTTTTGAGTATCCAGGCGACTGCGGAAAAAACCGAGGGATCTATCTTCCTAGAGTTCATACTATCATTATACAATAATGATATAATTAACTATGCACGAAAGGGATTTAGTCATCAATTCTCGTGGTGAAGTTGAAAGAGTACCCTACCCCTATGAGAATCCTCCAATCCTCGGAAACGGAATAAAAAGACCAACAATAACATCTTACCAGGAAGGATTAGAATGGAACAAACAAGCACAAGAACACGCCGATAAAGCGATAGGATTTAACCAGGAATATGCGAAAAGGATGGTTGAACCCCAACATGGGAACAAGATAATGGTTGTTAATTTATCCGACCTACACTGGGGACATTACGATACCGACTATAATTTAATAGACCATTGGATGAATGTTGTTGAGAAAACCCCCGACACATATTGTACCTTCGGTTGGAATGTCCTGGATGCCGCCATTCCCGCCCAATTTCCAGACGGTGTAATGTGGTCAGGTCAAACCGCACAGGAGCAAGTCTATACTTTCAAAGATAAAATAGATCAACTGTGCGAAAAGAACAAGGTTTTAACCGCAATCGGTTCTGGTTCCTGTCATGAAGGCTGGACAAAAAGAAAAGCTGGTTGGCAGATTTACCGAGAACTTTTCGGGGACACTAATGTCCCACTTATGCAAAACGGTGCATATCTTGACCTTCAGGTCGGAGACGAAAACTACAGAATCGCACAGTTCCACAAACTCAAATACTACTCAACCCTGAACAAAACCCACGGAGGACTCCGTGCTCTTGACCGTTTCGCAGATGCCGAAATAGTCTTTACTTCCCACTACCACTTCGCGGCAACAGGAATGACGACAATGTACAACCCTCCGTTTGAAAAGGATGTCGCCGTCATCGCATCAGGAACTGCCAAAGTACACGATAAATTTTCAAGGGATAACTACGGGGTAGAAGGACAGAAAGGCGGTCAAGCAATCCTTCTTTGGTCGGACAAACATAAATTCCAGACAATATTTGACATAGATGTGGGAAAGGAGATAATGGAGAAATGACAGAAATAGAATGCAGAAGATGTGCGTTTTACTTCAGGAGAAACGAGCAACTTGATCCAGGTATCGTTGTCCCCGTAGAGGGTTGTGTGAGGGAAATTGAAGATCCCGACGACTGTCACGAATTTGAGGAAAGGTGGAGAAGCCAGGAAATTTACAATGCCAACCTTGATGGGTTTCATGAGGAACCGATGACATTGAAAGAATTGGCAGATCGGATAAAAGGGCGGGATGAACGAAAACTTCAGGCGGTCAGAAAAAGACTTGATGACCTCATTACAAAC